ATCCTTCACCATTTCGTAGCATTCCAGCTCGGAGGGGAGGGCATCCGCCGCAGGATTGATGTTCACCGGGATGTTTGAAGTGTCGCCATTGAACTTGCGGAGCTTCTGGATGGCGCGAATCCCGTTAGCCGTGCCGCCCCAGATCTTGAACTCCTCGAAGTCGTCAGCTCCCCAGACGCCGGTCTTCACGAGCTTCTGAGCCCACCCGACCTGGTCATCAATGATGGCCTGGGCATTACTGCCGAGGCTGTCCATCTCCGCCTGGTGATTGAAGGCCTCGGTCTCGGCGGCGGCGGTGCCATTCTCGAGAACCTTGGAGGCGAGCTGATTGAAATGCTCTTGGCTGATGCCGGCCTCCTTCGCCCAATCCGCATAAACACTGAGGACAGGATCATCCTCGGCAACGCCGGCATCGTGAGCCACGGCCAGGTCGTATCCTTCCTCAGGCACCTTGTGCAATCCCGCTCGGAATTTACTCTCGAGCTCAACGTAGCTCTTCGACAAAGATTGAACATCGACAACATTGTCTTTTATAAACTTATCAGGGATCCCCTCAAGAATAGGGCTCGCGTCCTCTGACCTGTGGTTGATGACAGTCTCTTCCGGCGTTACCTCGACCTCAGGTGCCGCCTCCGACTGTGCGTTGTCGAGCAGCCCCGAGGCTTCCACCGGCGTCTTGTCTTCTGCTTCTGCCTCTACCATTCCTTCCGTTGCAGCCATGTCACACCTCTCGTTGTAAAATTTTCAATGCGTTTTGAACGCCGATCGACTTCATCTGGATCCCCATCAGGATATCACATGCTTGCCGCGTCGGGTTGGTTGTTGGCGGAACTTCTTTGCGCCGCACGACCTTCTTCGCCGCTGCCTTCTTTGGTGCCTTTGCCATTATCCCTCCTTCGCCCGATTGCGGCGGGCTATGAGCTCGCGGACCAGAGTATTCTGGCCCTCTCTGAAAAACCCGAAGTCCGTAGCGTATCCTGGAGCCCAGGTCGGTTGGTGTAGAAATGCACTTTCCAGCCAGGCGAGAACCTCTTTGCCTTGCGGCGTGTCGAACATCACCGCGATCGACTTGTCTATCTTCGCCTGGTCCGTTGCTGAATATTTTGGCGCTTCCTCCTGGTGAGCGTTGACACCCTCCCAACCGGGATCCGAAATATCGTGTAGATCTGCCATGGTATCCCCCTACTCGACTGTCGGCGGTCCACCAGGATCAACCGGCGCCGCCTGGGCCTGGGCCTGGGCATCCAGGAAGCTCTTGGCGGTCTCAGCGGCGAGCTGCCGCTCATCCTTCGTTGTCCTCAGGTTTATGGGAACGCCGAGCTGATTGGCGACCCAATCGGAGATCGCCTCCATGTTGGCGGTCTGGATCCCCATCGGGCCGAGCTGCGTGGCGATGCCTAGCCATTGCAAGACATTCTGCACCTCGTCTAAATTCTGAGCCTGGGCCAGTGGCGAGACCGGCACGATCTGAACTTCAAGACCATCGATCTTGAGCGGCAGATCAATCAGGCCCTCATCGCCCATGATATCGAGAACGAGGCGCACGAGGGGAACCATGGTTTCGGTGATCATCCGGCCGAAGGCGGATCCAAGGTTGGTGGCCAGCTCGCGCATTCTTTCCACGATCTCTGTAGCGGATCTGGCCGACATATTGTCGGGCGGGAGGCTGTCATCGAGCATGATCTTTTTGATGTTCATCCTGAGATCTTGGATGATGATCTGAGAGAGCTGGATATCTCCGGTCCTGGGCAAGGGTTGCAGCGATGGACCTTGAGGCCCGCCATTGCGAGCCACCGGGATCACGGCGCCTGGCACAATGCGGATTGTCTGAGGATTGAGAACGCCATCATCGATCGCGGTGTAAACGCCGGCGATATTGATGGATGCGTTTTTCAGCACCAGCTCGAGGGTCTTGTTCAGCGTCTTAATGTCGGGCAGGGCGGAGAGCACTGGGCCACGGCCCATGACTTCGCCGGCGATCTTCATAAAGCGGGAGACAATCCAGGGAGATCTCTTCAGCTCACGGTTCACCAGGATATCGGTCTCGGTCTCGGCGGCTTTATACCAGATGTAATAGCGCCACTGCTTGTCGGTGACATCGAAGACGGTGCCTTCCTCGAGAATGATCGGCTCCGTTGGCTTGTCATCCAGGAGCGTTTGCAGCTCCTCGGTCAAAACAGCATCCGGCCAGGTGGTCTCGATATTCTCCGGCGCCGTCTTCACCTTGCGGTAGACGTTTTGCACGTTGCCGTCTGGCCCCTCTTCCAGGGCCAGGAGAAAGGACGGGATCGGCGTAAAGCGGATCCTGTTCTCTTCGTCGCCTGGCTGCACCATCATGGCGCCGGTGCCGATGCAGAGATCCATCAGGAACTCGCCCATCGCCAGGTCGAAATTGGTTTGCCTCAGGATCGAGAAGAACCGCTTGCCGTAAATGTTGAGAGCATTCCGCACCTCATCGGCGCGCTCCTCAGGGATTTCGGTGCCAGGCTGGAGGTCCATCCACTTTTTGTCGGGCGGAAACAATCCAGATTGCATGCGATTAGCAAACCGCTGCGTGGCATGCACGGCGGTCGCATCGAAGACGTTATTGCCCTTCGACTTGCCCTTGGTGCCGGCTTCCCAGGATCCATCATACAGATTGCGCTGGGGCAACGCATACTCGTAGGCAGTCTCATAGACCTCCTTCCACTCTTCCTTGCGGTTCCATGCGGCCTTGGCCCGCTTTCGGAGCTGGCGCGGCGTGAGAGCTGCCATTTACTTCTCCCCCGCCTTGCGTAGAGCTATAGCAGCCTTTCTGGTAGCGTTAAGCGAATAGTGCGTTGGAACGTCAATCCCCGCCAGTTTCTCTGCCTCGGCTATAATCGTTGGGTCTTTTAGATACCAATCTCGATACTCCGGTTTGAGATTTTCTTCCAGTACTGCCCGTGCGACCAAACCTTGCAAGCCAGTGTAAAGTTTACCACCATACTGAACTCCCTTATCATATGCCTCTTGAGCTCTTCGGGCATAGGCTCCAGGATCATCATTGTGTCTACGAGCCCGCTCTATTCGATTTTCTTTGGTTCCTTCTCTACCACCTCCTAGATATTCTAGGATAGCGAGTTCTACATCCCCCTCGTGCCGCTGGAGCTTTGTGATAAATTCCAGAAACATGGCCCGTAGTCCCATCTCCCGGGAATCAAATATCGCATACGTTAGGCCAGATGTAGAGCCGACCCAGGAGTCTATTTCTCCGGCATAGCGAGGCTTACCATCTGCTTGCGCTGTAATGTTTCCAGGATTGTTGCGAATACCTGCGGGTGCTTGCGCTGCTGTCAAAGACATTGGATCCGACAACAAACGTCTTAGCTTCCGCTTGGACGGCGGCTTGGACGGCGGCTTGGGCCTCAATTTTGGACTGCGAACAAAGGCCATCAGGTTGGCTTACGGCCCGGCCCGAGGGTTGTATTCAAGCCGCCCTGTTGCATTGTATCGATGACGCCGAGGGGAGATCCAGCCAAAAGTGGCCGACCAGTTCTGCGAGCTCGAGTGGATGCCGCCCGACGCTGTGACGCCCGGGTCGATTGAGCTGGCGCCGCCGGCCCCGGGTCGGCGACAGCAACGGGTGCCGGCGGTGATGGCGATGAGAATATACCACCCATGTTATTAGGTCTCCCTTGCTCTATCAGGATTGCGAGTTACGCCCAATATGGTGTTTGTGGGGATCCCCAGCGTTGGATCCACGCGGGCCTGGAAGATGAGGCCACGACTGCCGGCAGTGGTACGAGCTCGCCGGCGGGCAGATATTTCCTGCTGCTTTTGTCGTTCTTGGCGCTCGAGGCGCTCCTCCTGCTCTTTCTGCTTTGCAAGCAGCGCGGGGTCAGGCCCCGGTGGGGGAGGTGGAGCTTTCGGAGAGCTGAACAGACCCGACATTAGACAACCTCGAATACATTGCATAGTCGGCGCCATCGGGTCCAAACGACCGGAGGATGCCTTCTTTCTCAAGGTAGAGCGATCGGATCCATTTGTCAGCCCGAGCGTTGCCAGTATGAACGGTTGCCTGAAGGCGAACAAGTTGGAGCTCAGACATTAGTATGTCAATCCACCGCTTTGACGCCCGGTGGAATGTAAAAGCGTAGCGTCTTATAGACATATCTGGGACCAGCCACATTTCCGCCACGCCAGGCCACATGACGATGGCTCCCCAGCAGCAGACAGGCTTGCCGGCAACAACGCCGGTATATGCATAGCCAATCTCGGAATAGCCGGCGAGGACCGCCTCATAGTTGGGGATGTTGTCCAGGTAGCTCTGCTCAAACCTGGCGAGCTGCATCATCTTGAGATGTATCGGCGAGAACGGCACCAGGAAGCGATCACCCGCCAGGCGGAACTCTTTGTTGAGGGCGGGGATGTCATCGATCAGTCCCATA